AGGTAGTTAGTGAGGCTTAACCATGAGCGAACAAAGGAGGAATAAGATGGAAATTGATCCTATTGAAGAAGTTGATTTGCAAGAAGCGCAGCTGATAATCGATAATCAGCTAGGTGTGACAAAAGGTATGATAAGTGACGGTTCTCATACATTCAACGAATTGTATCATCATCGAATGATATTGTTTGCCGTTATTTTAAAAAACCATCTTGATAAAGCATGGAAATCTAAGAAGCACAAAGATGGGACAATGTATGAAAATTATTTCATTGTTGGAATTGATACACCATATGGACAATATAGCTATCATTATCACATGGAGAATTGGGGGTATTTTGCTGAAGTTCAGGAACTGGAAACCGCTCCAGAGTGGGATGGACACAAACCGGATGATGTTGTTCGTTTATTAAGTTTGTAAAAAAGGAGAAAACCGTGACAAAAATTAAATTCGGAGTTACTAGTGTTGACTACTCGGCAAGCATTGAAAATACGCCAACAATAAAACTAGGTTTAATAATTAGAGGGAGCGGGAGACTAGATGCCTCCTCAGTTATTAAAAAACTAATCAAGGATATTTCTGAACTAGAATACGAATTAGAAGAATAAACTGGTCAATTGGCCAGTTTTCTTTCAAGAGAGGGCTTTTGAATGAAAAAAAAGAGAAAACAGCTCACGTTTAACGACCAACAATTTCCTTTGCAAATGCAAGGAGTGGGTGATATTTACGAAAAATTACAGATTGATCTCTTTGACCGTATGATAAAACGTTTAAAAGAGCGTGGTTCTGTTGATTTGATAAGAAATCCTTATATCTGGCAGTTAGAGAAACTAAATGATATGCACATGCTCAACGAACAGAATCTAAGGCTTATTTTAGAGCGTACAGGAATTGCTGAAAGATTGTTGCGCGATGTGATTGAGAATGAGGGGCTAAAAGTCTATACAGACACTAGACAACAACTTGAGGAAGATTTGAATAGAAATCCTACTAGACAGATTTCAAATGCCGTAACAGACAGTTTGGAGGCTTATTCGAGGCAAGCAGTTAGTGATTTAAACCTTATCAATACAACCTTGCCAAAGAGTTTACAAGTGGCCTATAAGGCGATCGTTGAGGAAACAGTCGCTCAAGTAGTGGCAGGAACTAAAACAAGTGATAGAGCATTGCATGATACCATCATGAAATGGCACAAGAACGCTTTCACGGGATTTGTCGATAAAGGTGGGAGGAATTGGAGAGCTGATAGCTATGCGAGGGCTATTATCAAGAGTACAACATACAAAGTTTACAACGAAATGCGTACTAGACCAGCTGAAGAGTTAGGAATAGACACTTTTTACTATTCCAAAAAAGCAATGGCTAGGCCTGCTTGCAGTCCATTACAGGGGCAGATAGTTACTAAAGGAGCTAGCAGGGAGATAGATGGCATAACTATCTATTCTTTGTTAGATTATGGTTACGGAACGGCAGCAGGATGTTTAGGAATCCATTGCGGTCATTATCTGACACCGTTTATTGTTGGAGTTCATGAGTTACCGAATTTACCAGACTATCTGAAGAACTTGACACCAGAACAGGCTGAAGAAAATGCCCGTATTGAAGCTAGTCAAAGAGGGCTTGAGAGACTTATCAAGACACATAAAGAGCGGTTGCATTACGCTCATACCTTGCAAGATGACAAGATGATACAAGCTGAGCGTTTGAAAGTTAGAGGGTATCAAACTAAGATCCGTAACTTGATAAATCAGCATGATTTCTTAACAAGAGATTACAGACGAGAGAAATTGTATGTTTCATAAAGGATTTGTGTTTCACAAGTCCTTTTTTTGTGTTTAAAACCGTAAAAAATCCCTATCCATCAAAGGTATATTGAGAGAGTAAATAATATTTTGCTTGAGGTGGGAGTTATCCACCTAAAAAAGAACTAGGAGGGTACAAATGGCATTTACAACTGAAGAACTACTCAATCTTGGGTTGACAGAAGAACAGGCTAAGTCAGTCTTTGCTTTGCGAGGAAAAGAGCTGAATGAGGACAAATCAGCCTTAGAAACTATCACACAAGAGCGAGATAGTCTCAAAACACAGTTGCAAAAGGCAGAGGAGCAAGTTGAACACTTGAAATCGCTTGAAGGTATCAGCGCTAAACAGAAAGAGGCGATTGATGAATTACAAGCCGAATATGACAAGTATAAAAACGAAGCTGCCGCTGAACTTGCGCAAACTAAAAAGGTTAGTGCTATCAATCTAGCTTTGAAAGATACAAATGCTTTCAATCCAGACAAGTTGATGAAATTCATTGATGTTGATGCTATCCAGTTAGACGACAACGGGAAACCTCAGATTGATGAAGTAATCAACGGTTTAAAAGAAAGCGATCCATATCTATTCAAAAGTGAAGAAAGTAAGCCTAGCCCAAATATTTTACCTCAAGGTAATCCAGCGGGTGAGGGAGCAGGTGAAGTCGACCCATTCCAAGCGATTATTGACGGGTATGGCAAATAACAGAAAGGAGATTACAAATGCCAAGTAATCAAAACAACGCAGTGCGCCGCTATGAGAAACAATATGCGGGCATTCTTGAGACAGTTTTTGGAGTGCGGGCAGCATTCTCAAACGCTCTAGCACCTATTCAGATTTTGGATGGGGTACAAGAAAACTCTAAGGCTTTCTCAGTTAAAACAAACAACACACCAGTCGTAATTGGAGAGTACAAGACAGGCGCAAACGATGGTGACTTTGGCGATAATACAGGCGCTCAGTCACGCTTTGGTGATTTGACAGAAGTTAAGTATGACAATACAGATGTCAACTATGACTATACCCTAACAATTCATGAGGGACTTGACCGTTACACAGTAAACAATGATCTTAATGCTGCTGTTGCTGACCGCTTTAAGTTGCAATCAGAGGCACAAACTCGAACAATTAACAAGCGAGTTGGCAAATACTTGTCAGAAAGCGCTGCTAAATCTGAAGCTCTTGCTGATTTTACAGATGACAAAGTAAAAGCTTTGTTTAATAAGTTGTCAGCTTATTACACAAACAACGAAGTTACAGCGCCAGTTACTGTTTACTTGCGTTCAGAACTTTACAACGCCATTGTTGATATGGCCTCAGTTACTAGCGCTAAAGGGGCGACCATCTCCCTTGATGAGAATGGGCTACCAAAATACAAGGGCTTTACCTTGGACGAAACGCCAGCACAATACTTTGAGACAGGAGTTATTGCTATCTTCTCACCAAACGGTATTGTCATTCCATTTGTTGGTATCTCAACAGCCCGTGTTATCGAAGCTGAAAACTTTGACGGTGTGAAATTGCAAGCAGCTGCTAAGGGTGGTACTTACACTCTTGATGACAACAAGAAAGCAATTTACAAAGTCACAGGAACAATTGTGTAGGAGGTAGAACATGGCACTTTACAAAGCAACCAAAAATCTTTTCTTTGAACAGCTCAACAAAGATGTGATCGTTGATGACATTATTGAACTTGAAGAAGATTACGCCAAAGAAGTCAACAAGAAACTAAAAAATGCTTTTCCAGATGTGGAAAATGTTTTAGAACTTGTTGACAAAAATGGAACGCTAGAACCGGAACTAGATGCCCCATCAGCAGATGGCGCATCTCAGGCGACTGTTGAAGATTAAATAAGGGGTGGCAACACCCTTTATTTTTAAGGGAGGTTACGCATGACTTATTTAACACAAGATGAGTTTACTAAACTAGGTTTTGATGAAGTTGCAAACTTTGAAAAATTGGCAAACAGGGCAAAGATAGCGATTGACCTATACACTAACGGTTTTTATCAGAAAGGCATTGACTTTGAAAAAGAAATTGCCTATCGGAAAAATGCTGTTAAGCTTGCTATGGCTTTTCAAATCGCCTATCTCGATTCATCTGGCATTATGTCAGCTGATGATAAACAACTAGCTAGTAGTGTCTCTATCGGACGTACATCAATCTCTTATAGTGCCTCACAAAGCACATCAGTAGGTCAGCGATTTAATTTGTCTACGGATGCTGAAAATGCTTTGAGACAAGCCGGCTTTAGCCTAGTTGTTGGAGTTGCCTATGATCGATAAGCGGTTATTAAAAGGGATTGACAAGCGTTTGTTAAAGGATGTCCTAACCATAAAAAAAGTAGCTGATAAAAACGATTATGGGGATGAAGTATATTCAGAGCCGTTGACTATTAAAAATGTACGTTTTGATAGATCAGTGGGGGTATCTGGCAATCGTAATTCAAAATCTGGCACAGGAAATTCAAAATCAAGACAAAAACAAGGGGTTATATACCTCTATCCCTCGCTATCTTTTGTGACAGTTGATAACAGTTGGATGGGTGCAAAAGTTAACGATGGGATAGGAGATTACACAATTAATGGATTTCAAACTAACTATTATGATGGTGAGATATTCAGTCAAGAAATTGAGGTGATCTAATGAGTATTGCCATTAAAGTTAACTTGCAGAAAGCTAAACAGAAACTTTCGAGCGAATCCATGATAAGAGGAAAGATTGCAGTTGCTAGCAAAATCTTGCTAGACAATGAGCAATATATCCCCTTGAGGGGTGGAGAGTTGAGAGCTTCTGGCCGAATCGTTGGACAAGGTGATGCTGTTGTTTATGGCACAGTTTACGCTAGGGCACAATTTTACGGTTCAAACGGCATTGTCACCTTTAGGAGATATACTACTCCGGGTACAGGAAAACGATGGGATCAAGTTGCTACTAGTAAACATGCTGAAGAATGGGCTAGAGCTTTTGTGAAAGGAATGGGGCTTTGATGCGAGAGAATGACTTTCAAAATGTACTTTTAAAGCATATCAAGACTTTAAATTTACCAGTTGAACCACGCTTTGATTATTTTGAGGATGACAAAGATGACCTGGTTATCAATCAGATACCAGGCGGAAAAGTTGACAGAGAGTATATGGATGGCACACAAGAAGTTTCTTTGCCGTTTGAAATTGCTGTAAAGGCAAAAAAGAACTCAGTAGCCAATGACACGATCTGGTTAGTCACCTCAGAACTATCAAAGATAGACTTGGTTTTACCAAGCGATGATAATTCCTATGAATATATGGGAATGGATGTCAGTCGTCCTGCTATGAAAGGTAAGGATGACCAAGGCTATTATTATTACGCAATCGAAATTGTGGCAAAAATCGTAATAGAGAGGAAAAAACAATGACAAGACAAAAAAACGCCCTACGTGGCCATTTTGTAGCTCCATACAATGGAGGAACTGAACCATCAACAAGTGAAACATGGTTGGAACTTGCTAAATGGATCTCAGACGTATCAGATGATACAGACGAGAAAACAGATGACCAAGCATACTACGACGGGGATGGGGTTGAAGAAACAACAGTAATCAGCGTTAAAGGTGCTTACACATTCGAAGGAACTTATGACCCAGACGATAAGGCTCAAGCCCTTATTGCTGGCATGAAGTACAAAACAGGGGATGATCGTAAGCTATGGCACAAAGTCGTATCTTCCGACAACAAAAAGCAATGGGTAGGAGTTGCAACGGCGACAGAAATCAAAGCTGGATCTGGCGCTGCCTCTGACTATGAAGCGTTTGGATGTAAGCTTTCTTACAATTCAACTCCAAAAGAAACTGGCATTGGTTAATAGCTTTTGATAAGGGCGGGCATTTAAGCCTTGCCCTTTTTTAACAAGAAAAAGGAGTAGAGACATGACAGATATTCAAATTGAACTAAAACGTACAGGATTTCCAGTTAAAATCGGCGAGGTAGAGCTATGGTTTGATACAAGTCAAGAGAGTTTGATGCGCTTTTATGACATGGAAGAAGAACTCCAACGTCGCCTTGTCCAGTATGAATTGGATGTGGTAACTGCAAATATTGATAACAAAATTGAGCGTGATGGAGTGACTAAAGAAGTAGTAGCTGGCGCTATTGAACTAGAGAAGAAACAGCTTGAAATTCAATATGATCTTGTTTTTGGGGATGGTACTTTTGACAAGCTTTATTCTGTATATCCAGACTATAACGCCCTGAATAACGCCCTAGAACAAGCCTCAATCATGTTGCATGACAAGTTAGAAGAATTTGCTGAGCAACATAAAACAGTAGTGAAAGAGCGTGCTAGTCACTATTTGAACAAGGGTAAAGTCACTCCAATCAAGAACAACAAGAAACACAAAAAGAATAAAAAGAAATAGCTAGGTAAAAAATATGTCTATGAAATTAAATGATGCTTTAATCACAAGTTTCTCTATTGATGATAAAGAGTATGACATAGACTTGTCCTTTAATAAAGTCCTTGATGTCTTTGAAATCTTGAACGAGGAGGAAATGACACCCCTAGAACAAGCACAGTTGATTGTCCATTTGCTAACTGGCCAAGAATTATACGACATCAAAGAGGTTGTAGACTGTTGGATTTACATAAAAGAACATTTTTTAGAAATCGAAAAAGAAACTGTTCAGTATGATTTGCTAGGTAATCCCATGCCAACAGCAAAAAACGAAGAAGAACAAGAAAAATTGATTGATTTTGAACAAGATGCAGAATACATTTACGCTAGTTTTTTGCAAGCTTATGGCATCAATCTTTTGAAAGTTCAAAATAAGTTGACATGGACAGAATTTAAGGCGCTTTTGAACGCTTTGCCGGACAGTACAATCATGCAACAGATTATAGAAATTCGTGCCTGGAAACCAGAATATGGTGGGGATAAGAATAAAATGCGCAAATTACAAGCTAAATATAGTTTAGGGAAGGAGGGAGAAGATAATGGCTGATGGAAAAGTGACCATCGTTGTTGATGTTGATGGAAATAAGGTCAAGGTTCTAAACGATGAGTTAGACAAGACAGCACAAAAGGGCGATAGAGGAAGTGATTCTCTGAAGAAATTTGCTCTAGGTGGCGCTGCCTTTAAATTAGCATCCAAAGCTGTGGATCTTCTGACAGATTCTTTAGGAGGAGCTATTCAGCGTTTTGACACTCTTGAGAGTTATCCAAGAGTAATGCAAGCGATGGGACATAGTACAGAAGATGTCACGCGCTCAACTAAGAAACTTGCAGCAGGCATTGAGGGCTTGCCTACGACTTTGAATGAAGTAGTTGGTACAGCTCAACGTCTTACCTCGATTACTGGAGACATCAACAAATCAACAGATCTAACACTTGCTCTTAATAATGCCTTTCTTGCCTCTGGATCTTCTAGTGCTGATGCAAGCCGTGGTTTACAACAGTTTAGCCAGATGTTATCAGCTGGTAAGGTTGACATGCAAAGTTGGAAAACATTGCAAGAAACCATGCCCTATGCTTTGCAAAAGACTGCTGAATCATTCGGTTTTGCTGGTCAATCCGCTCAGAATGATTTCTATTCTGCATTAAAACAGGGAGAACTTACGTTTGATCAGTTCGCTTCAAAATTGATTGAGTTAAATGGTGGTGTTGGTGGTTTCGCTGAACTTGCAAAATCTAATAGTAAAGGGATTCAGACCTCTTTTGGCAACTTAAAAAATGCAATTGTAAAAGGTGTCGCAAATACAATCAAGGCTCTTGACGATTTAACAAAGGCAGCAACAGGAAAAACAATTGCTGAGAACTTCGATGCATTGAAAGTAATCATCAATGCTGCTTTTGGTGTTATTGTCAACGTAATTAAAGCTAGTACACCTGTTTTTCAGACTTTATTTAGTGTTTTGGGTGCCGGAACTTCTGTGATCTCATCTTTGACGCCAGTTATTATTAGTTTAGTTTCTGCTTTGGTGGCTATGCGTGCTGCCAACGAAGCTATAACTGCGGCAAAAAACTTAATTAATTCCTGGCAAACATTCAAAACAACAGCTGCAGGGGCAATACAGATTATTAATTTAATGACCGCTGCACAAGCGACATGTGGAACAGTAACAAAGGCTCAAATGGTCGCAAATCTGGCAAATAACGGAGCTTTAACAGCGTCTAATTTGCTTTATGGTGTTTTAACTGGCGCTATCAGTTTGCAAACCGCTGCTACTATTGCTGCAACCGCTGCAACAACAGCGTTTAAAGCAGCGCTGACAGCTTTAACCGGCCCTGTTGGTTGGATTGTTGCTGGTGTAGGTCTTGCCGTCGGTGCATTGGTAGGTCTGTGGCAATGGCTGACTGCTGAAAGTGAAGAAACCAAACGCCTCAAATCTGAACAAGAGGAGTTAGTCAAGAGTACGGATCAATTAACAGATTCTGTTAAACAAAGCGCAAAAGAGCGTCAGAAAAATCTTGAATCTGTAAAAGGAAATACAGAATCTTACCAAAAATTGGCTGATGAAATTGTTCAACTTTCTCAAAAAACAAATAAAACTGCAGCAGACAAGAAAAATCTCAAGAAAAAGATTGATGCTTTGAATGCCTCAGTTAGCGGTTTAAATCTGGCCTATGATAAGAACTCTGATTCTTTGTCTCACAACAGTGATCAAATCAAAGCTAGAATCTCAGCGATGGAGGCAGAATCGACATGGGAGGCATCACAAAAGAATCTACTTGATATTGAACAAAAGCGCGCTGAAATTGGCGAGCAACTGAAGCAGATTGCAGAACAACGTAATAAGTGGAATGAAGAGTCCAATGTTAGCGATAGTGTCCGCAAAGAAAAACTGCAAGAACTCAACGACAAGGAAACTGAGCTTAAGAATACCCAGACAGAATTGCAAACTGAGTACGAAAAAACATCTCAAGTTCAACAGGCAGCATCTGAAGCTATGGCTGCCGCTGCTGAAAGTGGGTCAAATAGACAAGTTGTAGCATACGAAAATATGTCCAAGGCTCAACAAAAGGCTATTGATGACATGCGTACTAAATACAATGAGTTGCTTGAAACCACAACAAACATGTTTGAACAAATCAAGTACAAGTCAGCTATTAGTGTCGATGAAATGATTGCCAACCTCCAAAAAAACCAAGAAGCGGTCAATAATTGGGCAACAAACCTCAATACATTGGCCGAACGCGGGGTAAACGAGGGGATTTTGGCCAAATTGCAACAGATGGGGCCTCAAGGGGGGTTGTATGTTCAAGAACTTGTTAATGCCTCAGACGAAAAGTTAGCAACTTTGAACGAAGTCTTTACTCAAGGTGGTGAGTCAGCTATGAATGGCTTAACTGCTGGTATGGATACGGGTGCTTTGGGTATCACAGACAAGATCAAGGGCATTGTACAAAGTCAAGTATCGAGTTTGCAAGAAGAAATTGCAGCTGCTGACTTTTCTAGTTTGGGGCAAGAAATCCCCAACGGGGTCAGTCAAGGGATAGAACAAGGAGCTTCTACCGCTGGAGAATCTTCCAAAAACATGGCTAATGATATAAAAGAATCCTTTACAAGTGAAATGGATATCAATTCCCCATCTCGTGTATTTAATGAGTATGGTGGTTTTATCACTACTGGATTAGCTGAGGGTATTGATAATGGTGCGTCGCAACCGACAAATTCAGCGACAACATTATCAACTCAAATCAAAGAGCCGTTTAATAACCTACCATCAGATTTCACATATGCAGGTGAAATGGCCATGGCTGGTTTAAATACTGGATTGAATAATGGTGCTGGAGCCGTTTTGGAAACGGCTAGATCAATAGCAACAAGTGTGAAAGAGACTATCAAAGATGCTCTGAGAATCCAGTCGCCGTCTAAAGCGATGCGTGATGAAGTCGGACGATTTATCCCTCAAGGTATCGCTGTTGGTATTGAGGCGGATGCTGGCGCTGTTAAAAGATCAATGTTGCGATTAAAAGAAAGCATGATGATTGATACTAGACTAGAAATCTCTCTAGGTTTGAATAAAAAACTAGGTGCTCAAGTGACTGTTAAACAAAGTAGTAAACAGACAATAGCTGAAAAAATCAAGGTCACCATGGACAAATCTAGCGAACTGCTAGAGAAAGCCTTAGATGTGGCTGAGATGGCTGTTAGACGACCAAATGAAATGTACCTCAATGATGGTACTTTAGTCGCTAAAACAGGCGATAGATTCGCCAAATACCAGTCGGAGAAACTAAGACGGGAAAATAGAATGAGAGGTATTCTTGAATGACAAAAACGATGGTTTTTAACGGTGTTGATTTGTCGCAATATATCAAGATCAAGGATATTGTCCGCCCTATCGGAAATAAGAGGAGCGTTACATTTGATAACGCTCCCTCCTTGGGCGTTAATATCCAACAAGTGAAACGTGGTGAAAAGGAGCATACCATCAAGTTTGACATGATTGCGCGTGATGGGGAGGCTCTTGAGCGCCTTAAACATGAATTGGCTGGCGTTTTGAACGTGCTAGAGCCTGTAAAAGTTGTTTATGGCGATGAACCGGACAAGTATTATATGGGGTTGCCGGTTGATGAAATCACTCCAGAAAACTTGACAAGATGGTTTCAACGCTCGGAGTTTAAGCTTGTCATTCCTGATGGGGTGGCTCACAGCATTGCTTACAAGAAGTTTGATAGCATCGCTAACGCTACTGTAACAGGAAATAAAATGGTATTTGATTTGGCCAATGCTGGGACAGTTCCAGCGAATCCAATTGTTAAAGTTAAGCACAATGCGGATAACGGTTATATCGGTCTAGTGAATAACACAGGTTCTTTTGAAATTGGAAATAGCGAAGATGCTTTTACTGATCCATCCCAAAAATCAGAAATGCTGCTTAACTATCGAGATAATGAAATCTCAAATGGTTTTATTCAAGCATTAAAAAATCAAGCTGTTACAAACGATAATACAGAATATGTAGTCGGAACAGCTGAGATGGTGAATCTCTGGGATCGCTCACATATTCGATTGAAAGATTTGCGAAGAGAAACCAAATTACACAACTATGCAACTAGCTTGTCGTGGGATATCCCAGCTAATAGCGCTAAAACAACAGGATCATTGGATGACTATTTGTGGTGGAGACAAGTTTTTTGGGCAGAGGCAAACAACCAATACGGTTTCATCAAGATTACTGTATCTGATACAGCAGGTAAGTTTTTATATGGAGTGGAAACTTTTAAACGGAATCTTAGTTCTGATTGTGAATACAACTTTTTTGTAAGCGATGGGAACGGTGGTTATCGTATCTTAGGACGTTGGAGATTTGATGGTACAACAACTGCTGACCGAAACCCTTTTAGTGTGGCCAAAGGATGGTCTGACTTGAAACGTAATGATGACAGAATCCAAGTTTTTTATGGTGGTTCTTACTCAACTTTCATTGTTCCAGAAATTAAAGGGAAAAAATCCGCTAGAATTCACGTGACAATAGGGGCATATCGAGATCATCCAATGGTTTCTCACATGTACCTTGATGGTCTTTATTACCGCAAAGACTTTGTTACACAGACAAGAGATATTCCTAACCGTTTTACGACTGGTTCAAATGTTGTCATCAACAGCGAAGACGACACAGTCTATATTGATGATATCGCAAAAGCAAGCGAGGTTGTAGATGGTTCTCAATGGCTCTCTATCCCTCCAGGTAATTCAAAATTAGAGATGTATTTCTCCAGCTTTATCAAAAAACATCCGACTGTATCGATTGAATTTGAAGAAAGGTGGCTATAATGCTATTAACGATTCATGATGCAAATTTGCAAAAAGTTGCTTTTGTTGATAATGATAAGCAAAATACGCTTAATTATTACGACGATACTTGGACAAGGGATTTGTCAACAGGATCCTCAACTTTTGAATTCACTGTATTTAAAAAAGCAATCAAATCGGATACTGCTTTATCTAAAGCTTATCAATATTTGAACGAGCGCGCTTGGATCTCGTTTCGATACCACGGGCGCACTTACCTATTCAATGTGATGACTGTCGAGGAGAACGAGCAGACAATCAAGTGTTATTGTGAAAACCTCAATCTTGAGTTGATCAATGAAGTAGCCAATCCGTACAAAGCAGAAAGAGCAATGTCATTTATTGAGTATTGCCAAGAAATGGGGCTGCTTGGTTTCAGTAATCTTTCCGTTGGAATTAACGAGATCTCGGATAGAAAACGAACCTTGGAATGGGAGGGACAAGATACTAATCTAGCCCGTTTGCTTAGTCTAGCTCATAAATTCGATGCAGAAATCGAGTTTGATACACAATTAAATGCCGATAGTTCTATTAAATCATTTAGGATTAATGTGTATCGAGAGAATGATGATAACCACCAAGGCGTTGGGCGTGTCAGAAATGACATACAGCTAACTTATGGTAAAAATCTAACTTCTATCACTAGAAAAGTTGATAAGACAGGTGTTTTTAATGCGATTAGACCCACAGGTAAAAGGCGTGTTAAAAATGAAAAAGGCGAAGAAGTAGAAGAGGTGGTAACGCTTCGAGGGTTAGATCCTTGGTCTGTAACTAGGGATGGGATCCTTGAATTTTATCAACGGAATGAATCTCTATATGCCCCCATCTCAATGCAAATGTATCCATCTGTTTTTAGTCCAAACACATTCGATGATCAATGGATACGAAAGGATTTCTCTTACGAGACAGACAATCCAAAAGAATTGCGCCGATTGGCTTACAATGAGCTAAAAAAACATTGTTATCCTGCGGTGACATATGAAGTAGATGGCTTTATTGACGTTGAGATTGGTGACACAATCAAGATTTATGACAATGGTTTTAGTCCGGCTCTTATGATTCAAGCACGGGTCTCTGAGCAGAAAATTAGCTTTACGAACCCAGCGAGCAATAAAACTACGTTTTCTAATTTTAAGGCACTTGAGAATAAGTTATCAGATGGCATCCAAGCAGCCTTTGAGCGACTTTTTGAAGCATCTAAACCCTACACTATTAAGTTAGCCACTGATAAAGGTGTCATCTTTAAGAATGGAGATGGCGAAAGTACGGTAACTGCTACTTTGTATAAAGGTGGTAAGCCTGTTACCGCCGGAGTAACTTGGCGTTGGGCACTTGATGGAAACCTGACAACTGGAATGAATTATCTTGTAAGAGGTTCAAATGTTCAAAAAACCTCTACTTTACTTGTATCAGCTTACGTTGATAATGATAAGGTTGCAAGTGATGAATTATCATTTGTGAATGTTTCAGATGGTGAAGCTGGTCAGAAAGGAGAAGATGGGAAATCAACCGTCATCCACTTTGCATTTTCTGATAATTCGGATGGATCAGACCTTTCTTTTGAGGATAGAAATCAGCGCTATCAAGGTTATTATTCGGACTATGAACAGGCCAACAGCTTAGATAAGACAAGGTATAAGTGGACTGATAGATGGGCGAAGATAAAAGGCGGGACAAGAAATTATTTTAAAGATTCAGCATCGAGGGTATTTGCAACAGATAGTCAAGAAACGTTTGACTATCGTACTTATATTGTGGATGAATTTTGGAAGAATGCAGAGCGCTTTAAGAAAGATTTTGTAAGAATTTCCTTTGATATTGCTTTTTTGTCTCCTCTTGATTCAGATAAAACTGCTGATGTTCACTTTTCAGCATCGCCTTGGTACTCATATAAGAGCTTGAAATTTAAAGGTGGTACAACTGCTAGACAGCATTTTGAGTTCATGATTGATTTATCTAGTGCCTCTGAAGATTACAAGACAGACAATGTGTTTATTCGCTTTGGCACAAATTATGGTTTTCCTGCTGGGACTAGAGTTTCTATTGAGAATGCGATGCTATCGATTGGCTCTCATTTCCCAGATTATGTTCAATCGGTTGAAGATGTAATGGATGGTATCAATTCAAAAGCTGATCAAGGACTAACTCAGGAACAACTGAACGCTTTGAATGAGAAAGCTGGTATTATCCAGGCTGAGCTTGAGGCAAAGGCTAGCGCTGATACGCTTGACAACTGGATAAAGGCTTATAAGGACTTTGTCAACGCAAACGAGACAGCGAGGGCGCAAGCTGAGAAAGATTTGATTTCAGCTAGTCAGCGTGTCTCTAACATCGCCAAAGACTTGGGAGAGCTCTCTGATCGCTGGAATTTCATCGATACTTACATGAGCTCCTCAAATGAGGGCCTTGTCATCGGTAAGAATGATGGTAGCTCTAGCATGATGTTCAATCCTAACGGTCGAATTTCAATGTTTAGCGCAGGAGTTGAAGTGATGTATATTTCTCAAGGGGTTATCCATATTGAAAATGGTATTTTCTCTAAGACTATCCAGATAGGCCGTTTTAGAGAAGAACAGTATCATATCAACCCTGACATGAATGTCATCCGATATGTGGGTTAGAAAGGAGCAAAATGCCTAGATTTAGTAATTCAAGTAACAGCTTATATTTGAATGTGTATATTGATGAAGTTTCAACAGACATTTCAGCTAACACCTCAACTGTAAACTGGGAATTAACAGTTAGTCGCTATACGTACTATCACACGTTCAATAAACAGGGAGACAGCACGGTGTCTCTAACTTTGGATGGTCAAAATGTGCATTCCAGCAATCCAGTTTGGGAAGTTTGGGACGGCGAGGTTACTCTCGCTAGTGGTTCAACCACAATCTCACACAACTCAGACGGTCGGAAGACACTACCTTTCTCATGTACGTTCAATCCGAATAACGGACTGCATGGGACTATCACAGTATCAGGAAATCTCGGTCTGACTACTATCCCGCGTTCAAGCTCTGTAAGCGTGAGCGCTGGGGTCATTGGCAGTGCGGTTGCCATCAATATCAACCGTCAGAGCTCAAGTTTGAAGCATACGGTGCGCTATGCCTGGGCTGGTAAGAGTGGAACGATTGCGACGAATGTAGACACATCCACCAGCTGGACGATCCCTCTTGATTTTGCCAATGACATCCCAAACTCAGCGAGCGGAACAGGGACTATCTATGTAGACACCTACTCAGGCTCTACTAAGACAGGCACACAGTCAGCGACCTTTACGGCAAGCGTGCCAGCAAATGTCAAGCCTAGTTTTACTGGAATTTCATTGTCAGACCTAAACGGTGCAGCACAAAACCTTATCCCAAACTCTGACACGTTCATCCAGGTTATTTCTAACATCAAGGTAGCTTTCAACGGTGCTCAGGGAGTCTACGGCTCATCCATCACTGGATACTATGCCGAAATAATCGGCAAAAACCAGTCTACAAGCTCGAACGGCGGTAGCCTTGGAATTATGAATTATCACGGCACAATCAAAATCAGGGCGAGTGTATCTGATAGCCGTGGGCGCTGGTCTGATACTAAAGAGGTATCTGTAACCGTGCTTGAGTATTTCGCTCCCGCTTTGAGTTTTAGTATTGCACGGACAGGATCAACCTCTAGCACATTGACGGTCACAAGAAATGCCAAAGTAGCACCTTTGGTAGTGGCAGGAAGTCAAAAGAACTCAATGGCCTTAACTTTCAAAGTTGCTCGACTTGGTACTACTAACTTTCAAGTGGATACAGGCCCAGCTTCTGGCTCCTGGACAAGTATTTCAAACTTGACCAATTCGCAGGCCAATCTAGCAGGAAATTATCTAGCTAATCAATCGTGGGTTGTTATTGGCACACTAGAGGATAAATTCACTCGTACTGACTTCATGGTCAACGTTGCAACAGAGAGCGTGGTTTTGTCTTATGATCGCTCAGGAGTTGGGGTCAATAAAATCCGTGAGCGTGGAGCCTTGGATGTGAAAGGTGATATATACGCCAATGACCAGCCTATTCAGCAATATCAGCTAATTCAAAATAACGGTGCTACTAAATTGTTCAATGAGAAGCCTAATGTCGATAACGCAAACCTAATTGATGAGCCGGGTTATTATTATGTTGATCAAACAGCTAGAGGAAATCCAAATGGGCAGTGGGGCTATCTGTTCCACTATAGCAACTACGGAAAGAACACAGATGGGTATAAAGAGGCTATTCAGCTATTCTATGGGAATAATGGGCAGGTCTATTTCAGACATCACAGATGGTCTAAAACTATTGACGATTGGGAGGATTGGAAAAAGATTGATAGTACTCAAGAAACCGTCAAGAAAAAAATCGAGCTAGGATGGTATATAAACGGAATCATTACAAGAATTGGTAATATGGTTACAATTTCGACAGAAAGAAAAATCACAAATATCAACACGGACTCAGACTATCGAGAAGTTAAGGAAACTATCCCAGCTGGATTTAGACCAACTCAAGAGGTTGATTTAGTTTTACAAGGTATCTCAGACTCAAATGTCACAGGCACGGCTATCTTACATCTTGCATCAGATGGTAAAATCCGTCTGACAAGTAATTCAAAGGGTAATAAATACTGGACAGGTACAGTCACTTATATTACAAATGACCCTTACCCTTAAAAACGTAAAAAATCCCTAACATTTTGTAGATAATTAAATCAAAAGGAGGAAATATGAAACTAGAATATGGTTCAAAATCACAAGAATTTGATGCGAGCGGAACAGCATCAGCGACAAAGGTTATGCTAGTTAATTCTGATGGTGCTAACATTCCTGTATTTTTACCACCTGACAAAATCAGCTTGTCTAATATAGAACTCTTCGAGATGGCCTTGGAAGTTCTTTATCAAGAGAATTTTCCAAATCGTGCTGAAAATGAGAAATTCAATAAAGTAGATGAGCAGCTAAAACAAAATAAAGAAATGGCAACAAAGGTGGAGCAAGCGACAACCGAAAATAAGGAAAATCTTGATACAGTCTCAGCTATCACAGAGGTTCTCATCGCCCTAGCTATCTCTCAAAATGGGGGCATGCCTACTCATGCTTATTCTAAGGTGGCCGCATTCATCAAGCCACTTGTTAAGACCAACCGTTACACAAACGGAGACATTGTTGCTATGCCTTATCCGTTCGAAAACAATGCCAAATGGCCAAAGGGCACGTTGACTATCTTTAAGTTCCAGATGCAACAGTCAGAAGGCTATACCTACAAGGATCAAGGGCTCTCTGATATGCTTCGGCAAGGTGTGCTGACTGTTGTCATGCCTAGAATCGATTAAGGAGGTGTATATGCCAGAATACGAGCGTTTAATTGTACAGTTCGTTTTCTCTCTCGTCCCTGTTGTAACCCTGTATTTCTCAATGAAAGATCGTAATACAAAGCAAGAAAATCGTATTACAGCTATGGAAAAAGACATTGAAAATTTGCAAGAATTTAAAGTATCAGCAAATAAGCGGCTTGATAATCACGACGAGCAAAATAAGGCTATACTTGTTCTAGCTGAGCAAGTTAAGTCTCTTGGCGAGGACGTGAGGGAACTAAAAAACCTAATTCAGAACAAACAATAAAAAAGGAGAATAACATGATTAATTGGAAATTGCGTTTGCAAAATAAAGTGACACTAGTAGCTCTTTTAGGAGCAGTGTTTTTGATGGCTCAACAATTTGGCCTTGAGATTCCGAAGAATATTCAAGACGGTGTAAACACGTTTGTTTACATCCTTGTACTTATTGGCGTTGTCAACGACCCAACAACAGCAGGGATTTCTGACAGTAATCGCGCCCTTGACTATCATGAGCCAAGTGAGGACTAAGTAAAAAAGGAGGGAACAATGGCATTAAATCTTGAAACAGCTATTGCTTGGATGCGTGCTCGAAAAGGGCAAGTATCTTATAGTATGGATGACCGCAATGGGCCTGACTCTTATGATTGCTCAAGTTCAATCTACTACGCTCTACTGAGCGCTGGAGCCGTATCAGCGGGCTGGGCGGTCAATACTGAGTATGAGCATGACTGGCTCAAAAAGAACGGATATGAGCTCATCTCTGAAAATACCCCATGGGATGCTCAACGTGGTGACGTATTTATTTGGGGGCGTAAAGGAGAATCTTCGGGTGCTGGTGGGCACACTGGTATTTTTGTGGATAGTGATAACATTATCCACTGTAACTATCGTTTCGACGGCATCACAGTAAATGATCATGATGACATTTGGCTCTATGCAGGACGGCCTTACTATTATGTGTATCGCTTGACCAATCCATCTGCAGCAGCCGAAGAAATCAAAACCGGCTGGCAAAATGACGATAATGGTTACTGGTTCGTTCGTGCTAACGGCTCCTATCCAAAAGACCAATTTGAGTACATTGAAGAAAATCGCTCATGGTTTTATTTCGACGAGTCAGGCTATATGTACTCTGAGAAATGGCTCAAGCATACAGACGGTAAATGGTACTGGTTTGACTCTAGTGGATACATGGCCACGAGCTGGAAGAAGATCAATGGCAAATGGTATTACTTCAATCGTGATGGCTCTATGCAGACTGGCTGGATCAAGTATTACGATAATTGGTATTATTGTGATGCTACTAACGGTGATATGAAATCCGATACGTTTGTACGTTACAACGACGGCTGGTATCTACTTCTACCAGATGGGCGTATGGCTGATAAAGCAGCGTTTGTAGTTGAACCGGATGGTTTGATTACAACAAAATAAAAATAGAAAGAATTTCAAAATAGATTACATCAAACCGTAGGCAACAACCTGCGGTTTTTTATTTGCAAAAAGGGGCAAAAAAGGGGCAAAAGTGTCGTAAATCTCTGTAAAATGATGTAAAAATTCAACTTTAATCTCGTTTTAAAGCTCTAAAATCCAATGTATTGTAAAATGGTGTAAATTTACGTATCAACTATAATTGTTGTGTGCTCTTTTTTCGTGCTTTTTTCGAATAAATAAGATAAAATAGCCTAGAATAAATGATTATAGAAAAGAGAAAAATATGAAAATTCGTGGTTTTGAATTGGTTTCGAGTTTTACAGATGAAAATTTGTTACCGAAGCGAGAGACAGCGCATGCAGCTGGCTATGACTTAAAGGTTGCGGTGCGTACGGTTATTGCTCCAGGAGAGATTGTTTTGGTTCCGACAGGGGTTAAGGCCTATATGCAGCCGACTGAAGTGCTCTATCTTTATGACCGTTCATCAAATCCTCGTAAGAAAGGTCTGGTCTTGATCAACTCTGTTGGCGTTATTGATGGAGACTATTATGGTAATCCGGGAAATGAAGGCCATATCTTTGCTCAGATGAAAAATATTACCGATCAGGAAGTTGTTCTTGAAGTTGGAGAACGTGTGGTTCAGGCTGTCTTTGCACCATTTTTAATTGCAGATGGAGATGAGGCAGACGGAGTTCGTACTGGTGGATTTGGATCGACTGGGCACTAAGATAATGACCTGCTTTCAAAACCATAACAGGAGAAATCAGCTGATAGAAAGAAGGATAATAAAATGAGTTATAAAGACTTTCAGTCTTTTACTCCAGAAAATTGTCAAGGGTATAAGAAAGTCTATAATATCAGTATTGGAGGATTTCTTTACTTAGCTTTTCTTCCGGAAGCCTATTATAAAATTCTTTGTATTTCTTCAGAATATATGTCAATAATTGACTGTGAAAATGATCAGGTAACTCCTGTAGATGGGGATTATGATGAGACGGAATTAGTAGCCATGTATGAGGGCTGTGATTCTCCCATTTCTATTGCGGGACAATATGGTGGAAGTCTCCCTTTGGACAATGGGGAAGATATCCGAGTGACAATGGAAAAAGATCAATCTGGGAAGTATCCGATTTTAACCATTTTTTGGGAAAAGGATAAAGAAACTAGGGCACAAATTTATAAAGGTTATTTACCGTATATTTTTGGTTTTAGTCCGGATGGAGAGTATTATGCTTATGCAGATGATGGCGGATTGACTGTTTTAAAGAAAGATAGTTGATAGCGTGAAAAACAAGAAATTTTAAAATGAGAGGATTAGAATTATCGCAAAGAAAAAAGCGACATTTGTATGTCAAAATTGTGGGTATAATTCCCCTAAATATCTGGGTCGTTGTCCCAACTGTGGGTCTTGGTCTTCTTTTGTAGAAGAGGTTGAGGTTGCCGAGGTCAAAAATGCGCGT